AACTTTCAACCATTTGTTGCATGTTTGCGTTTTCATCTGGTATAGTAACTATAAGACTTCGAGATGGGTCTTGAGCCAATGTGTTTAACATAGATCCTGATACTTGAAAAGGTTCTTCCATTGTATCATCTTTATAACTATAATATGTTTCTGGCCCGCCTTCATTTAATAAGTCGTAATTAAAAATTAACTCACCTTTGCCTGGTCCTTTTCTTGTAACGGCTTGTGCCCATTTAACAGCATTTGGATCATTTAAATTTGAGACACCACCCATTGTGCCAGCGTTTTTTAATCCATCTTCACTTAACAAAATAGATCTAGCTTCACCATCTCTAATCATTACATCTGGGAGTTGATTTAGATTCATTAAAAATGATTTTTCATCTTTATTTAAAATACCTTTTGTACTTATTTTACCACCTAGATCTATATTATTATAAAAACTATCTGTAATATCATTAGTTACAAAGCTTTGAATATTTGGTGCAGCTTTATTAATCTCGCCGCTAGTTTTATTTTCATATTCAAACTGCTCTTTAGCTAGTTTTATATTTTTTTCTTCATTTTCTTTTAATTGTTTAGATATAGAAGCTTGTTTTTTTCTTTCTCTTTCAAAAATATCTTCAGCTACTCCAGACAATTTTTGTATTAAGTTTCTATAATGCTGGCCTGTCTGCGTGTCGACGTATTGACTTGGATTTCTATAACTCATTTGTTTTTTATTTTAATATTTTTAAGCAGTACCATATTGTGTAGTAGCATTAGATGAAAATATATCTGCGTTTGTATTTATAAAAGCATCACTTATTTGAGGACTTACACTAGGAGTTGCCTTTAAAAATCTATACCGCCTATTGATTTAGCAAAACCACCTATAGCACTTGTAATAGCTCCTGCTTTATCTGCTTGTGCTTGAGCTCCTCTAGCTTCAGCACCTGATATTTGAGCTGCAACTCTATCCATAGCAGCTGTCTCTCTTTGTTCGGTTGCACCAAATGTAAATTGCTTACCCATGACATCGGCTTGTTGTAACCGCTGAGCTTCACTCATCTCTATACCTTGTATTCTTTGCTCTTCAGCTATTTTTTGTCTTTGAAGATCTTGTTCACCTTGAGCTTTTAACTTTTCATTGTTAGCTTCTTGAGCTTCAATACTAGCTGAAACTCCTTTTTTACTTTGCAGAGCAGCTTGAGCAAGCGCTGTAGCTCCACCAGCACCACTACCTGTGGCTCTAATAGTGTCTAAAGTATTAGCTAAAGCAATATCAGCTTCTTCAGCCTGCATTTCAGCGGCTTGAGTAGCTACACCTAGGTTAGCATAAGGATTAGACATTTGACTAGTTAGATTTTCTGCTAAACCAGCTACACTCTTTACTTCTTCATAAGGATTTATAATAGGTTGTCTATTGTCCTCTAAGTTTTTTAATTTTGCCTCAAGTCTTTTTTTCTGCATAGCGGCTTCTCTAGCTGCTTTCTTAGCTGAGCTAGCGCCAAACATTCCGCCAATTATGCTTCCTGCACCTCCTATTATTCCTGCTACTATTGCTGACATATTATTTTTCTTTTTTTATATAATCTTCCATTGTAAAAGAATATAAGTTATTTTCAATTTCTTTCATATCTTTTGTGTTGCTTGGATTTTTGTGAACATTAACAAAAATGCAATCCTCTAAACAAGCTATAACTCTTTTAGCTCCTTTTATAGATTTTTCTATATATGGAGCAGAATACTCTATGGTTTCACCATCTGTCGCTACTAATATTTTTCCTTTTAAAAGAAACCAAAAATGATCAGTATGGTGTATTGCACTAACAACAATAGAATCAGCTTTCATTTCCATTTTTCTCATGTACAATTGATCTGAAAAATCATGAGCTATAGGAAACTCTACACTACTAACCAACGTTTCACCGTCACCTTGTATAGTTTTATTATCATTAATAGCTATTAAAGCGTTTTGAAGTTGCTCTATTTTTTGAACAAAATCACTAACTTTATTTTCCATTTAATTTAATTTAATATGATGATTCTACGTAATTTGTAGAAACTGCAAATAATTCTTTTTTACCACCCAACGTGTTGTCAACACTCATTTGAACTGTAGCAAAGAAACCTTTAATACCAGAACTTGATTGTCCCCAAACAATTTCACCAGGTTGAGAACCAGTACTGTTTATTAAGTTTGCAAAGTATTTATTTTCTTTTACTTTAAAGTTATTTTGAAATAATTGATTTTGTAAATCTACTAGTGTGCTTGCTTGTGTTTGAATATTTATAGCTTTAGTAATAGGTAGAGCATTATCTGTAGAAGTTTGCATAGAATCTAACTCCCAATCATTACTACCTTCGTAATTTATTGTTTTAAAGTTTTTAACTAATGATTGATTAGCGTTAAATACAAACGTTACTGTTGAATCATTAGATACACCATAAAAATTACTTCTTTCTTCAGATCCAACATTTAAAGTATAATGCTTCCAAAGTTTACCTTCATAAGCTGAATACATTGATGTGTTTAAACTAAAAATAAAATCTGGATTATAACTAAAGAAACTAGTCCAACCATTTACACTATCATCAAAAGAAAGTGTTTCATAATCACCGCTTTGTTTCTTTATAGATATAGTATAATTTTTGTTATGTATATCCCATCCACCAATAACGTCGTCAGAAGTTGTCAGTGTACCTAGATTGTCTCTAAAAAAGTCTGTCATACCATAAGATGATATTTCAGTTAAACCATCCATAGAGAGTCTTAAAACAGCATTACGTTTTCTATCAGTAAAGTATTTTCTATAACCGTAAACAGCAAAGCTTTCTGGGTTTGTACTTATACCAAAGTTACCAGCGTAAGGAATTATTTGCCCTATAACAAGAGTAGATGATGTTATAGCTGCATTTCCTTCGGCTGAATAAATAGCATCTTTATCTATTAAAGCTCTACTAACTTTATCTTCTTGAAATACTATTAAGTTAGTATCTTCAGCGTATAGTTTTTGTATAGAGCCATTTGCCGGGTCTGCTGACTTAGTTATATCTTCACCAACAGAAAAAACATTAGTTCTATTTATACCTGTTCTAGAATTAAAAACACCTGAATATATAAGAGAGTTAAATCTATGTTGTTGTAAGTTTTCATCTTCAACTAAGTAAGCTTTAACACCAAAATCTACAGACGTGTTATTGTAACCGCCTCGTATTCTAGCTTCCTCGATATACCAGTCTTTTAAATTGTCAGATGGATAAGCGCCTGGAACGTTTTCTTCATCAACGGTTTCAGCGTTTACAATGCTATCTATCTTCTTTAACCAAAAAGAGTTGAAATATTTAACTTCTAGTGTTGCTGACATATTTTATTATCACTTATTTTTATTTTTTATTACTAATTAAGTAAAATTTAACCATCTATAATAAACTAAATTATATTCAAAAGTTCCAGTTGTTGAAACATGATAGTTATATTGTGGAATTGTTTGATTATCAAAACGCGTTCTTGTATAAAGAGCGTCTCCTTCGTACACGTTAAAAGTTGTCCCGCCGGGAGGTGGCGTTATAAATTCTACAGGAAAAGTACCATCTCTAGATATTGAATGAAGAAGACCTGTGTCTTGCCAAATTGGTAGTATAGTTAAATCAGGAGTATTAGTAACTGGATCATATTGATAACCTACTCTTTGTACGTTTTCATCTTGTTGACAAATAACTCTAACACCGTCTATCCATCCTTTTCTAACTACAGAATCTGTTGTGTTTGTAAAGTTAGCTGACATTTTAATGTTCAAACCAGTGTCTTGTGCTTCACCCACTACAGGAGGAGCTGCTTGATAAAAGTAAGAATGAAAACCATCTGTTATTGACGGTAATGGTTCTTGTGTAAAACTACTATTACTCCAAAACTGTTTAACAATATGAGGATAAGGTGTTCTAGCCCAATAAGTGTTAGCGCCTTCTGAAGCTTCACAAGCTAATGTTCTAGAGGATCTTTCAGGTAGAACTGAATATTCCCAAGCTGATTTATTAGCAGCTTCATTATCTCCATAATTAGGAACACATGTAGGATTGTAGGCATCGTTTACATTAACCCAAGCACACGCATAATAAAATGAATTACCTTCTTGCTCAGCATCGAGCTTATCAAGAAGCTCCGCATGAATGAAATATTCTCCATTCACGTCGAAAGCAATAGGAATGTTTAAAGCTTCTTTAGTATTCGCAAAAGAGTCATTTAAAAGCCATAGCGTAGTTGTTTCGCTAAATTGTCCGGCGTTTGTACTTCTTTCACCTCTTCTTCCATTTGCGTCATCGTTGCCGTTAATTTTTTCATTTAGCATATAACTTATATTGGTTCCGTTGGAGTCATAAATACCTTGATCTGTCCATGATTGAGAAGAACTTGATCTATAATATATTCTCCACGAATACGCGCACCAAGAATTATTTTCTTTACTTCTAAGTATTTCAGCCATTAAATCAAATTGAATTGTAGCTGAAGTATTTGAAAAACCTTCTGTCCCAAGTCTGATTGGTTCTGCAACATAATTTCCTGGAGCGTTTGGATCTGTATTTACTGGAGGATATTCACTAGGATAATCATTAGATGCTAATATATTATCTGCAACATACCAAGCAGCCTCTACACTAACGGGATAATCGTAGGAGTTTGTACCTGATAGCTTAACTTTTTTGTTTATTACTCTAGGATCAGGATTTATTTGGTCATACGTACTCAAACAATTTGTTATCAATCCGCTTGGTAAAGGTTCTTGAATAACTCTAACTTCTTGAGAATATTCTATACTTTCATTTGTTCCAGGGGTTGTGTTTCCTTGTGAAGATATTGATTGTTGACCAGAGTTAAAGCTAGATAAAGCATCTTTAACTTTTAATTTTATCTCATATATACCTTGACCCCAATCGTAACCTTTAACCATTTCACTTGTTGAATGATTTATAGTAACACTATTTGGTATTGTTATTGGATCTGGGCTATCTGGTACACTAGTAAAAAATACACCGACATCTTGCTTAGCGGGATTAAATTCATGAGCGCCATTAACTACAGCGGTAGCTATATTACCTAAACTTAAAGGGCTACCTTGATAACTTGTTATTTGAGGTAATATTTGAGGCGCTGGATCTAAATGTGAAAATTGACTTATAGATAAATAAGGATCTATGTTTGCTAAACTTCCTTGAAAGCCTAAAGTAGGCGTATAAACTTCTTCGCCAAAAACATAATTAAAAGTCATACTAAAAAAGAAAACACTATTTGTAGCGTAATTACTAGTGTAAGCAATATCTTGACTATTAAATTTTATTCTATAAGATCCATAAAATGGACTACTAATATCTGTTTCTTGTTCTATGCTGAAATAGGTGACAGATTGAGCTGGATCGTTGCTATCTGTAACGGTAAAAGAAGTTATTGTTGTTCCTGTTATAGGTGTACCTTCAGCTGTTATTGGAAAAAAAGAATCAGTAACCCAGGGTGAATCAACGTCTCCAGTCCCCTCTCCAGTTCCTTGAGAATCTTGATTTTCTCTAAAATTAAAATTTATTTCAGTAAAACCAACTGGTGCTGGGCTACCTGTAGATACATCTTCATTTAATTCAGATATAGAACCAGTACTTGTTGTTTCCCAAAATATATCTAATAATGATACAACCGGTTCAGTTTCATATATAGCTAAAAAAGGAAGCATAGAATCTTCAGTTACACCTATAGGAGCAGATAAAGTAGATATTCTAGCTATGTTTGGATTTGTGTCTAGTTGATAAAAGTTTTCAACACTATTTATATCGTTGAAATCCATATTTAAATCACTAGACGTGGCTATTGTAGATACGGTATCTGTCGCTCTACCTGGAAAATATTGTTCATTTGACGATGTATTATTTTCAACTCTACCAAATAATCTTACTGAACTTCTATATTGTTTTTGATCTGGACCAACCTCAGATAAGTCTCTAGGTATTTTATTTATATTATCATTCAATAATACAACATGAGCAGTTTTACCTACTTCACTAGTTGGATAAGGAGACGGTGTAACTATTGGATCTGGATAACCATTTAGTATTCCAGGTAAATAACAATTATAATATTCTTGTTCAGTTTGTTTTACAACTATTTTGTAAGAATACCATCCTATTGGATTTATATTGTAAGCAAATTTTATATCGTTTTCTATTAAAACTTTAGGTAAATATGATGAACTTATAGAACCGTCAGCTTCTACAGTGTAAGTTCCACCACCATTATCTATTACGCTTGTTACTTTTACGTAATCTCTATATTCGCCGGACAAACTAGTACCTACAATAGGTACACTTGCATTGTCTGGGTTTAAAGTGTCTAAAGTAAAAACATATTGGGTTTGATCGTTATTTAAAAAAGAACTTGAACTTATAGAAAAACCTTCACCTAAAAAATTAGAATCTTTATATCTTTCAGCGTACATGCCTGGTCTACCTAAAGGTCTATTAAAAATACTATTAATTTCAGTGTTTATAACTACTTGTATAGCGTCACCAAACCAATCTCTAATATTACCTTGTGAATTCTCACTATTATACGGATGATATATTGTTGAACCACCTTTAAAATTACTACCAGTATCTAAACCAGCTACAGTAACAGGAGACAAAATAACAGGTGATTGTCTACCAAATTTATCAGCTAAAATAAAACCTATTTGATAATTTCTATTTTGTTTAAGAGTATGGTTAGGATATTCTACAAACGAATCACCTAGATTTGTATTTTTCTCAAAAGCACCTACATAATAATCTACAAAATCAGGTGGAGTATTTATATCTCTATAGTTACCGTATATTATTCTATTACCTGAAGCCTCTTGAGCTTTAGCTCTAACAGGAACTTTATCGTAGACTCTAGTAGTTTCAAATTGAGGTAAAGTTTTATATGGTTTTCTTGATTGATAAATATATGTGTATATATTTTCCTCCCTAGGATTACCATCCTCAGTTGTAGATATATCAGAAATAGGTATAGTTTCTAGAACTTTAATACTTAAACCATCTGATTCTTTATATAGTATATCTACAGATTGAACTTTATACTCTTGTTGAAGTAAACTACCTTTAGAAGGAAGAGGAACTAATAACTCTATATCATTTATTTCATTTTCCATGAAATCAAGAACAGTAGATCTATAAGCCGCATCTTCATCTCCGTTTTGGAAATATCCTTTTTGTTTAGGTACATAAGCTATTTGAGTAAATGGTGCTGTTAAAGAATATTCTCCATCGTCAAACTTAAATCTATAAGAAAACCTAACGTATCTATCTTCTAATAAATCAGGATCACCTGGCCAGTTTGGATATTCTGTAGGATCTTCTTTATTAGACATTGTTGATTGCAAAAAAGTAATAGTAGAACCTGTATCAATATTTAAAGAAACACTTCCGGCAGCTTGTTGTTTTAAAGTTACAGAATTAGAAGTTACAGATTCAACAGTTATGTAATCGTCACCAGATATAGAATAACCACCAGTGGGTTTTTTAGCCACAACAACCATGCCTGGTATAACTTTATTACTTAAATCATCTATAAACAAGACATTTGAATTTATAGTATCTGCTGTGGTTGTTTGATCTATTTTTCTAACAAGACTAATACATTTATATGGGTTGTATTTAGCAACAGATATATTGTCTTCAGAGTTATAATAACTTGGTGATAAGATAGCAGTATTAATGTTTATTTTTCTAGGCTGGTTTCTATTATCAGTAAAAAATAATAAGTTTTCTATAAGATTTACACCTAAAACTCTATCTGTAGTTGAAAAATTTAAAAAACTACCACTAACAATATTTTCATATGTATCATTATTACTGTTGAAAATACATATATGACATTCTGCAGTTGGCGGAGCATATGTTGGATTATTAGGTGCTGGATCAGTATAGTTTGTTACAAAAGTTACAATTCTATCGTTTGTTTTATCACTATAGTAACCTATTATTTCACAATCAGAAGAATAAGGAAGAACTGGTGTAGCGTTAATATTACCTATAATATTTTCTAAAGCACCTACATCAGCATCTTCTGATTTACCTACAGATATATTCTGCGCATCACGATATTCACCATTTGGTAGTAATCTATCATCCAAGTCTTTATTCATCTTGGATTTTAGAAAAGTATTTTTAATTTCAGCCATTTAATTCTAGTGTTTTATCCATTTAGATTTACCTCGCATAATTTGTATAAATTCGCTGAGCTTAATATTAGATAATCTTATTTTAGCATTTCTTAGTTTAGCGCTTTTCTCTTGACGTAATCTCTGTACTAAATACTCTGGTTGATTAGCTCTAGTAGAAACTATAGCATGCAAAATATAAGCGTATATAGCTTCTTCTGACATCTTAGGGACTCTAGTGTCTAAGTCATATGCTAAACCATCAGAAACATAATCTAAAATGATTAAGCGATCAACTAGATCATTAGAAAAAGAAAACTTATTTTCTCTTTCATTTATTGTAAACCAACCGTTAATTTGACTAACTTCTGGTTGTATACCGTAAAAACCACTGTTCCATGCAAAACCTTGACCAAATCCACCGCCATATATATTAGCCCAAACAGGTGACCCGTCTTGAATTTGATTGTTTATAACTCCAATACCGTTAGCGTCCCATCTTTCTTCAGTTATCGATGTTCCTTGGGTGTTAGCATCAAAGTTATCTTGTGTTGGAATGCCTTGGGAATCTTGTAAAGGATTTTCGTAAGGATTACTTGTAAGTGTAGTTGGATATATAATGTGTTTTATACCTGATTGATCAACCCAAGACATATTGACATAGTTAACATAATCTTGAGGTATTGGAACACTTAAACTTGGTGGTATAGTTAATTCTTGGGACTTTACACTTTTTAATGTATCATAACTAAATTCTTGCATTGCTCTTTTAGCAAAGAAAATAACATCTGTTCTTTTTACATCAGATATAATTTTACCAGTACCTACATAAGCAACCATAAAGTTTGTTATAACATCATCTAGTTTTATATAAGAATATGATCCCCAGTTTTCCTCTACAGTGTTACCATAAGCATCTCTATTACCATAGTTACCACCTTCAAGTGATTTTAACTGAATAGCAACTGAAGTATTTTCAGCTAATCCTGTTGTGAAAGTTATAACATTATTTAGAACTGTATATTCAGCTGTGTATTCTGTGTAAACTAAATCACCAGGCGCAGCTGTATATAGTTTAAAATTATTTAAAGCATAATTAGTTTCTAAAGGATCATAACTTCCAAAAACTAGATCTGTATCAAAAGTAGTTGGACCAAAAATAGTTTGACTAGCTGTTGATAAAAAGCTTTGTGCTCCTGCGTAATATTGGCGATTATTTTCGGTTATTAAACCTCCATTAGGTGTAGGCATATCTTATTAGCTTTTTTGATTTATTTCTTGTGATTGTACTTCTTGAGCGGCTAGCTGAACTATTTGATAGTCTTTAACTACAACCCCAGCGTACAATAATACTTTTATAATTACTTCAGGTTGTTCTGATACGTCTAGTTCAAAATCTGTAGAAGTACCCGCGCTATATTGATAGTAGTTTTGGCCTTGAGGTATAATAAAATTCCAAACAACATCAGCTGGTTTCTTAACATAAGAAACACTAATGTTTGAATTTATACTAGTTGGTTTCAAATACAACTTATTGTCCTCGTATAAATATAACGGATATTTTTCTGTGGGTTTCGTTAAAGGTGATTGATTAACATATAGAAGATCATTTCTTTGGATTAGTTGAGCTTCTATTTCATCTTTATAAACAACGGTGCCTAATCTATATAGATCCGCTGGTAATGTGAAGTGGGGTGATGAATAATTAGCTGTTCCATATTTTTTAAATACAGCTATTTTTTCATCAAGATTTTTTATACGATCAGCATATTCACTGTCGTTATCTGGCACTCTAAGTTGTTGGTTTAAACTTTCAAAATAATCTTCAAAAGTTTCAAGTTGAACTTGAGTAGCTATCTTATTAAACTCATCAGGCGTCATATAACCTCGTTGTTCTTTATTTAGTATTAATAAGACTGTTTTATAAACCGTGTCTACACTTATTGCCATTTGTTATTTTTTTATTATAATACACAGAAGACCGCCGAAGCGATCTTCTATATATTAGTATTACATGTTATGAGAGTTTTTTCTCTACAGATTTAAAAACTTCAATACCTTCATCTGTTTTGAAGAAAGCAGCCATAGCTGAGTATGGATGTTCATCAAATGGTACTGTCATTAATTTTCTACCATTTGTAGCCCAAGTAAAAGTTCTTTTGTCTGGTGATAAATTAATTATGCCAGCTTCTGTAGCTTTTACAGCCATGTTTCTAAGTTGTACGTTTTCATCGTTAGCTAGATTAAGAAATAAACTTGGATTTCTTTTAGCAAATAAAAGTAAATCTCTTTTTATCTCTCTACTACTCATTTTAGAAACTTCAGATCCAATTTCAACTCTTAATATAGCTTCAGCTTGATCAATGTCTATAGCTCTAGCCGCGTTTAAAGCTTCTATTTCTAACTCTAAATCATCTAGTTCTGTTTCAGCAACCGCAACTTTGTTAAATTCATAATATTTTTTATTTAACGACGGATGATATATAGATAAAAGTTTTTGTAAGTTTTGTTTTTCTTTAGGTACAAATAAAGTACCGTTTTCAAAAACTATATGCCCAAGTGTTGCTTCACCTTTTTGGTCTTCAACTAATGGTGAATTTTGATTTGTAGCATATCTTATTTCTTTTTGTTCTCCAGTTTTTTCATCAAACCATAATAAAGGATATCTATTAGAATGTTTTGATGGTAATGTGAACGTTAATGGAGAAAATGAGTTTTTTAAAATATAAACTCTATCTTTTATTTCCCAACTTGGTTTAGCTGGTGCTTGTTTAACTGGTGCAGTTTTTGCAACAGTAGGCTGAGGTGCAACCTCAACAATTTCTTCTGCTTGGACTTTTTTAGCCATGATATAATATAATAAAAATGTTAGTAAAAATAATAACTACCCCCGCCGATAAGACGAGGGTGGTTATTATATAAAGTATTCTTAGTCAGTAAACAATACAAAGTTGTTAGCACCTTGCACACATAGACATCTTTCAGATAGGAAGTGTACTTCCATTGCATCAAGATCAGAAGTGTAAGCACCTCCAACAGATCCAGTCAACCAAGACTTCATACGACGATCATCAGCTTGTGAAGCTCGGTAACGCACGTGCAGGAATGGACGACGGATGTTAGTTCCTAAAACTTGATCATAAACTGTAGAAGTTCCAGCTGGAACCAATACACCTTCGATACCTGAATCAGCAACAGCTCCACGAGTAGATGCGTCATTTAAGTATTTCCAGTCAGTTTTGTAAAAGTCATAAGAACCTCTTCGGAATCCAGAGAAACCAAGGTTAAGTGCCATATCTTCTGAATTTTCAAACAATCCAAAAGCAACACCACCATTAGTTCCACTTGATACACCACCTAGCATATCATCGATAGCGATTGAAGTACCTCTGTTCAAGAAAAGCATGTTTTCTTCAATAGCTCCTTGAGTATCAAGATTTTTAAGAATCTCATCAAATTGAGTTAAGTCTCCTTTAGCTGGTGCAAACGCAGAGTAAACATTTCCTCTTGATTTTATAGCAGCGAAAAGACCTTCAGTACCTTTTTTACCAGCAGCTAAAGCAGCAGAACCAGCAGCAGCCAAAGTACCTTCAACTACAGACATTTCTAAATAATCTTCAAAACGTAAACGAGTTTCAGACTCAGCTTTCAAGTACCAAAGATATCCTCCAGTTCCGTCTTCAGTAGCAACTTCAACCCAACCGATTTGAGCAGCATCAGATCCAGAAATAGCGTATTTAGATTTGATGATGATAGGTGAGTTAGAAAATTGAGTGAAAGAAGGAGTGATTGATTTAATATCATCATCTCCAGTTCCTTTAGCATATTCAGAACCGTAGACAAAAATCTTAAGACCAGTTACTGCACCAGCGCCAAAAGTAGCGTCAAGATCAGCTCCAGTATAAGGAGCAACTTCAAGAGTAGCTAAAACAGCACTTGTGTTAGTACTAGTTTCAACTAAAGCAGTTACTTCAGTTCCTGTAGCGGGATCTAAAATTACGATAGTTTGGTTTGGTGAAATTACGTTTGCAACGAAACTGTTTCCAGCAGTAGCATTAAGGACAAAAGTTAAATCTCCTCCAGCTGTTTTGGTAACAGAATCATAAGCAATATGTAATCGGTTTTGTTCAGACCATACTACTTGGTCAGAAGTCATAGGCATTTCAGCGCCTACCATTCGCAAGAATCCAGAAAGAGTTCTGTTTCCATAACGCTCTACTTCTTGCTCATAAATTTCAGGTAGATATTGTTGTGCAAAATCATTTCCTGATCCATCTGTAAAATTTAAATAGTTATCAGATAGTATTTGTTGTTTTTGACTCGGTTTAATTGAACCGAATGTTGGTGATAAAGCCATTTTTTAATTGTTTTAATTGTTAAATCCAAATTTTTTAATTTTTAATTTTGACGCACTCAATGCATCGTTGTTTAACACTTTTACTTTAATACCATCTTTAAAATCACTTTGAGCGATTTGCCTTGGGGCTGAACTAGGGTTTTTAGAACTATTGACAACTTCTTTAACAGCGTCAGCTTTACCTTGTTCATAAAAATGATTTGCAATAGTGTCAGCATTTGAAGCAGCGTACATAGCTTTGTGATAACCAACCGGATCTTTTACACTACCATCTTCGTTAAGGAACTTCCCTACAAGATTATTAATGTTTGATTGGTTCTCTGCAACTTTTGAAGGATCTTTTACACCATATCTAAACTTTTTTTCACCTAAGTTGAAATCAAAACCTTTGAAATCTTCGTTAAAAAGTTGTTTAGTTTGGTTTTTAAACTCTTCATGTTGTTGCTCAGCTTTTGTTTGCTGATCATTATATCGATTGAAAAAGTCCATTGCTTTTTTTTGTTCTTGAGTTACGCCCGGTCTCAACTTGATCTCGTCGTAATATTTACTCTTAGTTTCCTCTAAAAAGTTTTTGGCTTTTGCAACTTCTTCTTTAAACGCAAGCTTTTTCTTACGTATATCTTTTTCCTCATCTAAATCTTCATCATAAGAAAATTCTTCAAGTAAAAGATTTATATCATCACCTTCTAAATAAGGTTTTGTTTTTTTATAGTATTCTTTTAATAATGTGTTTGAATCAACACTAGAGTAATCAGCATTTAAACGGACATAATCATTAATATCACCTCCTGTTTCTTCCATGAATGAAACTAGTTTTTCGATGTTTTCTGGTAGTGGTTTACCTAATACCTTTTCATCTCTAATAGCTTCTTTTACTTGTTGCTCAACTTGTTTTACTTCTTTTTGTACTTCTTCCTCTTTTATTTCTTGAATGATTGGAGCTTCATCTTGAACGGCGCTTTGTTCTGATGATACTTCTTCAACCACTTCTTGTATAACTCCGGATTGTTGATCTGCAACCACGTCTGCTGCTTTTTGCTTTGTATCGGCATTTTCTTCTGGTTGTTTTTCTTCTGAACCAATTACTACTTTAGTAATTTTTTGTTCAACTTGTTTTTCTACAGGAGTTGACAAATCAACTTTTACAACTTCATTTGTAGATTTTCCTAAATCTTTTGGTTTAGTTTTCTTACCTTTTAAAGAAAACTCTCCCTCTTGTTTTACTTCTGACATAATATAATATAATTAAATAGTTAAAAATTTATTCTCACCGAGGTTCAAACTGTTCAAGTCCAAAACCTCCAAGAGTATCAAACCCAGCGGATTCAAAGTTTTTAGGTAACTCATCGTTTTTTCTTTGAGCTATCATCTCTGATTGTTGAGTTGCTTGTATTCTTGTTCTTTCGTCTTTACGATCTTCTATTTTTTCTTCCTTATCTCTTTCTGCTTTAGCTCTTGCTTGAGCTAATTGTATTTGATAACCAAACTCTTCAGCCATTAATTGCTTTTTAATTTGAGCCTCTGTTTGCATACGTTGTATTTCAAATTGAGACTTAGCTTGTTCTATACTAACTTTTTCTTGTGTAAGAGCTTGTTGTTTTTGAACTTCAGCTAAAGCAGCAGCTTCTGAAGCTTGAGCGTTAGCCTGCGCTTGAGCTTGAATATTTTGCTGGGCTTGAGCCTGTTCTCTTTCTATTTTTTGTTGTTGTCTAAGTTTTAAATATTTGTTGGCTAGCTTTATATTTTTTATCTCTCTAACATCAATAGCATCAGATAAAGATATACCACCTGTTTGCAAAGCTACTTGTATATTTTGTTCTAACTTAGCTTTATCTTCTTCTTCTGGTTCTAATTGTAAGTAAATACCAAAATCATGCAGCTGTAGGTTAATTAACTCTTCTAACGTGTTAGTATTAAAAGTACTTATAGAGTTTGCTAAAGAGTTTCTTAATAAAGGATTCTTTAATAAATCCGCAGCTTTTAAACTTATATTCTCACAAACTCTAAGACTTATGTATAATAAAGATTGTAATATATGTTTTGTAGCTGTATTAGAAGCATTAGCGGCTAATTTTTGTAATCCAACTAAAGAATCTTTATCAGGCATTGAACCATCTCTAGCTTCATTTAGTCCGGTTACATCACGTATCATTTTTAAATAATACTCGTATGTACCAATTAAACTTTGTATTTTAGCATGACCAGAAGATGATGCTAATTCTTGAACTGGAACTTTACCAGCATTCATTCCACCGTCTTGTGTAAGTGATCTACCTACAACACTACCAGTTTGGAAATACATATTAAGAGCTTCAGCTGGATTGTAATTTGTACCATTACCTAGATCGACTTCTGCTAAACCATCCATATCTAAGAATACACCATCAGGTACTATTCTAGACATTACTTGCTGTAGTTTTAAGTGAGTTAATTGAATCATATCAGCAAAACCAGTAATACGACTTACTATTGATTCAATTCTACCTTTATACATTCTAGGAGCAGCTATACAATAATTCATTTCCACTCTAGTCGAATCAGCTGATGGTCTTGTCATATTTTCAGCTAGCTTCCATTCCAACATATGATTGTTACCTAAAACTTTAGCACCTGTATACAATACCTCTATAGTTCTACTAACTCTTTCAAAATTATCATTTGGCGGAGGATTAAACTCATCAGTTTTTTCTATAGCTTTTAAAAGACCTTGTTCTGTTTGTTTTATTTTAAAAACCTGATCCATATAAGTTTTGTATTCAAAATACATAACTTGAACAGTGTTTTCGTCGTAATTACCCCAACCAGTTATATACTGAGAATTTCCTGGCATTTTTTGTATTTGATCTAATTCAGCGTCAGATATATTAGGGAATTGTTTTTTAAGTTCAGCTATTGTTATTGATTTAACTTCACCTACATAATATATATCATCAAAATTTGGATCTTCAGTATATGAGTAAACCATATACGCTGGATCTACGTAATCAATAGTTATACCTTCGGATTCATTAAAACTTGTTTTAGTAGCAGCTATACCTAGTACAGTTAAATCGTAAGCTAGTCTTTTTTTAGTTTCGTCGTATTTATTTACTGCTAATGTGTTTTCTATAAGTTCTTCTTCAGCAATTTCTACAGTTTGCTTATAACTCATTTGCATATATAGATCTAACTCTTCTTGACTAGCTGGTAGATCAATTGG